AATTTATTTAATTTTTCTTTTCTTTCATCACAACCACAATCTTCTCCAACAATAGCTTTTACAGCTTTATCTAATCCAATAGCTCCTGTAACCTTTGCAATAGTATCTCCCAAACCTTCAGGCTTATTAGAAACACTTTCTTTAAGCTCATTATAAGAAGCTTTAAGGGATTTCCATTCTTTATACTCTCTGTAGTCTTTACTTCTTTTATCTATCGTGTTGTAGTGTCCTCTTTCTTCTAAGTCTAAGTAATAATTATCTCTTTTCATATCTATTGTATTTTATTAAAATCTTGGTTAAAGTAATCCATCAAATCCTCTGATAGACTTTCTCTTAATATTCTTTTGTAATTAAGTACTGATGTATGGATTGATGTTAAACCTATCTTAGAACCTTTTGATATAGCTCTTAACGAAAGACCTTGTATAAAGTATAATTCAAATAACCTTTTATCGTAAACTGTCCATCTTGATGTTATGTTGTCTATTTGTGATTTAATAATCTCAAAAGCATTATCTTCTGAATTGTCATACTCGGAACTTTCTAAATCATCACTATCTCTTAATTCATAAAAAGTAATCTTTCTCTTCTTTTTAATACTAGAGAAATACATATTTCTTAATGTAACCCATACGTAATGTCTATTTATATCATTACCATACATTATTCTATCAGGGTCTTTTACTAAAGTATGTAGCCTAATATACATATCTTGAACAAGGTCTTGAGCATCCTCTACTTTACATCCTAAATTAACTAACATTTTAATCCATAATACGTGATGTACTGCTAATTTTTCTAACATTAAATTTCTTTTATTATTACTTCTACTCTTGGGTTAACTCTATCTAATTCAGTTGGTAATATAGTCTCTGTCTTTACGTACATATCATTATCATCTTCCCAACAACCATACTCTGTGATTGCATCAAGAAGAAACTTACTTACTATACTAATAACATTCATCTTGTCTAAACGCCTATTAGAGGCTTTATAGACCTTATAAGTTATCTCTACAGGTGTTTGTATATCTAAGCCTATTAACTGCTCGCTAATAAGCTTTGTGTAAGCCTTCTTAGCATCATTACTTGTTCTGTGGTGGAGGTTTCTATATGTATTCATATTTAAAGAAACTCTTTTAGCAGCTCTAGTCTTTCTAGGCAACATTACAAACAGAGGTGATATAATAGTATGTGTCATTAAAATAATTCCTTTATTGGTAATAATATTCCTTTTGAGGTATTTAAGTCTCCTCCCTTTTTATCTCTATTTGTATTAAAATACTTTCTACACCTATCTTTTAAGTCTTTAGTTTTAATCAAATGTAAAGTTTCTCCAAAAGCAAAGCAGTAGTATTCAGCTATTGAAGTAGATACTCCAGACTTCTTTCCTCTACTCCAATACTCTACATATACATTACCTGTAGAAAGAGCCTTTAAGTCGTGCTTAACCTCTATAGTAGAAGAGCTAAGTATATTACCTAGCTCCTCCTCTTTTACTTGTCCAACCTTTAAATCGTATTTAAAATCGTTATTGTAGTTCATTACAAATTCATAGGTTCGTTAATAGCATACTGACCACCAAAGATTACAGCAACTCCAATAGCACTTTTTTTGAAATGCTTACCGTATGCGAAAGCATAAAGTTTGCTATCTATACCACATCCTACTGCACAACCAAATACTTTATAGTTAGCACCTACAATAAACTCAGTAAACATTTCTGTATGTCTATGACCTTGAACAGTACTCATCATATCATCCTTAGCTTTCTTTGTAGCTCTACCAGATTCTCCGTGAATATACTGTACACCATCATAAACAAATCTTGTATCAAAATTCCAATTAGGAGTCTGTAATACTTCTGCCATTCCTTTAATCCATCTCTTAGGAACTCCAGAACTAAATGTCTTTCTGGTCACAATACGGTCGTGATTTCCGATGCATACATCTGCTACAGGAAAGGCTTTATACCATCTATTTAACTTGCTTATAGCTAGGTCTAATTCATCTCCTCCTCCCATTCCATCTGGGTCTGGCTCGTGATATGAAGAATAGTGATTATCCAAAACATCTCCTATAAATATAACCTTATTGCAGTTGTGTTTTGCATAAACCTCTTTAGCGTGCTGAAGGTAACCATCTAAACAAAATGGTTCGTGTAAATCTCCTATTACTAATATTCTTTGCTCTTGCTTGGTAATTGATTGATAAGCTTTAAGGATGTTTCCTTTAAGTCTTGGTCTGAAGTCTTTTATTTGTTTCATACTATAAATATAACTACACCTCATAAATTAATATAGGTGTAGTTTATAAGTTTAGTAAAGAATTGTTAACAAGTTAGTTAGAAGTTAACTAAGTCGTCTGTATTTATTACTTTAGGTAAACCTTCTTCATCTAACTTAAAGTCAAATTGCTCAAAAGGTGTGTTTCTACTTCTTTTACAGGATACTGTTATTGCTCCTAATTTATTCTCGTCTCTACTTAATTGTATCTGAGTCTCTGCTTTCTTCTCTAAGAAACTACCTAAATGTCCTGTAGGCTTATCCGAACCATTATTACTATGGATAACAGTTACGATATGACAATTATAGATTGTTGTCCAAGCCATTATCTTTTGAACTATAGCAGAAGATTCTTCTAAATTATTGGCATCAGAAACTAAATCGGCTACACCATCAATTACAACTAATCCAATCTCTTTACCCTCTTCTCTCATACATTCTAAGTAGTACTCTATGAAATCTATTCTACTTCTATAGCTAATCTTTCTTAAAGCAAACGTATGGTAGAAGTCTAACGATAGCCCTTTATTCATCCATTGGATACGTTTAAACACTCTCTGTGCGTGCCACTCTCCTTGCTCTGTATCAAAGTGTACGAAGTGCTTCTTATCTCTAAAAGAATCCATTCCTCTTGTAAATTTACCTTTAGGGTTACAGAAGGCAGAACCTAATAAACTAACAAAGAAAGTCTTCATTGATTTTGGTGGAGCTTGTATAAAGCTAAAGTTACCATAAGTTCCTATAGCATTAGGAAAACTCTTTAATCCATCTTTAGTTGAAACTTCTTTTGTTTTAAAGCTAATCGCAACAGGTGGGTGTTCTATCTTTTTATTTATATCTATTACACATTCTTCTTGTATAGATTGCATAAACATTAAGTGGTCATTCTGGTCTTGTAGTTCTTGTTCTGTCATTTGTTTTTATAGTTTATTAATTGTACCTGTGCATTTTGGGCAAGTGTAGTTGTTTTTAAATCGCTTATCAAAAACCTTTTTAGTTCCATTGCAACAATCGTATTCGCTCGTGTCTTCAATGGTGGGTTTACTACACTCATTTAGCAAAACACTCATTTTCTTGTCTAATAAAAAAGCGTATCTGTGCTTCTGTGTTCTTGGTAACCACACACCTTCTAAATCTCTTGTTTTACCTCTTGGGTTTACTCTTCCATCTGCACAAAAGAAGTCGGTTTTTTTATCAGTAGAACCGTAATATTTAAAATTACAAACTTGGTAAATACTTCCAACGTGCCTACTATCATCAGCTAATGTAATAACTGCTTTAACTTCTTTTTGTTTTAGCATTTTCATACTATTACCAAGTAAATAGCTTGTTGCGTTTGTACCGTTAAGTTTAGGTAACATACATAGTCTACTAAGCTCTAATACACTTTGGTCGCTATTAGGTAATCCAAACCAACTCTTCATTGCACTAATACCTTGTGGATTACTAAACGTAGAGCAACCAACCAACATATCATCAATATAAAGTCCGTAAGAGTATTTAGCAAAGAACTTAGCATCTTTTAAATAGTGATATTGTTTTATAAAATCGTAAGCTATTTTTTTATCAATCTCAAGAATAGTAAATATTTCTTTTGCTTTTATTTCTCTGTTTTTAAACTTAGCTACGTCTTCATCAATACTTAACACTTTGTTAAATAATAATAATTCTGTTTGTATCATTTTGTTTTGTTTTTAGTGGTAAAAAAAAGGGAAGCTCATTACACTTCCCTTATTGAATTAAAATCTAACTACTTAAAATGGCAAATCATCTGTAGCAAGTTCTTCTACTGGCACTCCAATATCAGTTGCAGGCTTATTAGCATCCGATTTAAAGACTTTCCAAGCAGATAAGCTCACATAATACTTACTATTGTATTCGTTACCTCTAACGTTAAAATCTACGTCTACAGAAGCACCTACCTTGTTGTACTTAATAAAGTCATCTACCTTGTCTTGTACGATTTCAAACTTCACATCTTGTGGATACTTCTCGTCATTTGTAGTTATTACAAATTCTACTTTTCTAAAACCAGAGTCAAAAGTTTGTACATCTCCGATTAATTTAATTGTTCCTGTTAATTGTAAGCTCATAATTTATTGTATTTAGTTATTATTAATTATTATTAAAATTTTGATGATAAT